GATCGCCAGCCACCAGAACATAGACAGCCAGTGATAGGCGCCCAGGCCGAAAGGCGCGTTCAGGTGCCACCAGCCGCGCTTGTCGCCGGCTGCGCCGTCGCGGTCATTGCTCCACAGCCACGCCCAGCGCGGCAGCAGGATCAGCACCCAGTCGCCGGCGGCCTGGCTGAAGGGTTGCGCCGGGCCTTGCGTCACGCGGAACGGCAGGGCGAGCGGAACGACCACCAGGCCGGCCAGGATCATCAGGACGCGCAGCGGCAGAAGGCAGGCCCATTGCAGGGCCGCCCGTAGGGTATGGGTCGGCATCGGTAATTCCTCGGGATCAGAAACGAAAAACCCCGCTCAAGGCGGGGCTTAGAATGGCTGCGGGTTAGGTCGACGGCGCGGCCGGCCATTCGACCGACAGCGGGAAGCCCTCCTGCTGCTCGATCCGGCTAAGCTGCACGCGGTAGACCTTCCACAGGCGCAGCCGCTCTACCTCGGCGTCGGAGGCGACGCCCAGGTCGACCGCATCCTGTAGGGGCGCGATCCGCGTTGCGGCATAACGCAAACGCTCGTCGCGCTCGGTCGTCACCTCTGCGGCGGCGGCGGCGGCCAAGGCTTCATTATCCGTAACCCAGCCGCCGGCCACCCACACATCATATGGCGTTGTCGGTGGCGTGCGGGTCAGACTCTCAAGCAACGGGCCAAGCTCGGACACCAACACTTCTCGGCCTGTAGCCTTTTCAAAGGCAGGGCCGCGCATGTCGTCGACCAACTCCCAGGCATCGCCGGCGGCGGTGCGCCGTATCGCTTGCCCCGCAACTGGGGCGGGGGGGACTTGCAGATAAGCATGCGCAGGAATCAGCCAGTTGCCGTCATCCATCGGATCAGGATCGGCGGTCCCGATGCCGAGAAATTCGCCCGTAACGGGGTGAGCAATGTAAATATCCATGTCTTACCTCAGTATTTAATGCAGGCGAGCAGCGCAACGTTGCGCGGCCGTGTTTCGGTGCCGCCGGTCGTCGACGTATAGGGCCGATCTGTGTTCGTAGTGCTGTTTGCGTATATATAACCGGTCGTTCCGGTCGTGCTGATAGCGCCATAATCCTTGACGTAAGACGACAGCAGCGCGGTGCCTGCCAAATGCTGGTGAGCCTCAATCGCGCCGCTCTGAGAGGTTCCAAAGCCTCGGCCAGGGTCAGCCGAACGGCCGTCATCCCAGCCACGCGGGAACTCGCCACGCAGGTCCGGCAAATTGAAGGTCGAAACCCCATCGCCTGCGCCGAAGGTCGTACCGATGGCGGCAAAAAGCCCGGCGTATGTAGTTCGAGACAGTGCCGCGCCATTTGCTTTAAGCCATCCAGGCGGGGGCGTGTTACGCGCAAAAAAACCGACCTCGCCGGCGTCGGCGGCGCTGCGCGTATAGCTCAGAATCTCCACGACGTTATCAGCCGTCGCGCGGATGATGCATGTGTCACCGGCCGCAGTAAGTACGTTTGTTCCTGAGTTCGTCGTCAGGCTCGCACTATTGGTCAGCAATTGCGCGGCAGCAAAACGCACGAAATAACAGCGCCCAGCCGCCACGGTGAAGCCGTTTATGGTCGCGGTGCCTGTGATGTTTATATGGCGCGTGTTCGGCGCCAACTCCGCCAGGTTCACCCACGTCGCTGACGCAATATCAATGCGAGAAGTGTTCAGGGTATCGGTCGAGTTGCTGGCAATCAGCGTACTAATTGCCTCCAGCACCTGGCTTTTTTGATCTTCGTCGGGCTCTAAGCCGGCCGCCTTAATGATGGACAACAGCTCCAGGGTCACGCTGTTGCCCCAGGCCGCAGGTATCAGCGAGCCCGGCGTTCCCTGCACTTGGTCTTCGTCGACAAACTGCCCGTCAACCAGGCCGACACCTGGCACGCTCTTCGGAAAGTCCACTATGGCGCCTCTTCGTAAACAATGGATTCAAGGGTATGCGCCGGTGCGGCGCGTCTGATCAGGCATTCGAGCGCCTGCGCCGGGTTGGCGCCGAAACGCTCCCCCCAGTAACTGACGCCAAAGCGGCGGCCGCCAGAAAGGCGCTCGCCGGCGTAAAGCGTCCACATATGCTGCTGCGCCCAGGTTCCGAACGTGGCGCGGCCGAAGCGAGCCCGCCCAAAGCGCGGCGCGCGATGCGCAACGGCCTTGGCGGTCGAGTAGCCCTGTTCGGGGGCCAGCTGCTCGAAGAACGCGGCCGACTGCCCGCCCAGCCCGGTCAGGCGCTTGCGCACCGCCTTTTTGCGATCATCTAGGGTCGGCGACTCGCCTAGGCACGGGTCGGGCAGCTGCATGACGCGCTCCCAGTCCGGCAGCATTTCGTGCAGGGTCAGCGGGTCGGCTTCGTTCAGCAGGGCAAAGCCACGGCCGTCCACGCGGGCCAGCTCGGGGGCCAGGCCGCGCAGGGCGGCGTCGACTTCGGGCACTAGGTCGGCATCCCAGGCCGGTCCCGGCGGCAGCAGGGCACGCAAGTGGTCGTGATAGTCCGCTGCGGTTCTTACTGCCATACGATGCCCCCGAAGGTCAGCACTTCATTGCCGGCCGCCGTGACGTTATCGAGCGGGAAGGCCAGCACATGGTCGCGCTCGCCCTCGGCGCTGCTGATCGCCTCGGCGATATGGGTGCGCAGCAGGGTCACGCCCGGCTCGCTCTCGCGGTAGTGCAGATCGCGCAGGTTCGCTTCGACCGCCGCGCGGATCGCCGAGGAATCCGGCGACAGCGCGATCTGGTAAACGACCGGCTTGGCGATGGGCGCCATCACATACAGCTCGGGGTCTACCGGCTTCAGCGGCTCGATGTAGGCCGCCACCTCTTCCAGGGCGGCGGCGTTCGGGATCGGGTCGGGGTCGCCATCGCGCAGCACGAACACCCCCACGGTGCCAGGCCCGACCCAGCGGCGGCGCACCCATGCGCGGGTCACGCCCGGCACTTCCAGCGCCCAGGTCACATAGTCGTCGGGGTTGCCGCCGTGCGGCAGCTGGCGGTAAGAGCGGATCACCCGCACGCGCAGCGCCTCGATACTCTCCTGATCGGTGCCGCCGGTCAGGCCGTCACCCGTCACGGTGAAGCCGTCGACGATGCCCAGCACGGGCGACACCAGCTTCAGCTTGGCGCCGGCGATGGTATTGCCCAGCACGCCAGGCTCGACTGCCTCAAGCGTCACGCTGCCGGCGTTGCCGGCCACGGCGGCGGCGACCTTGAATTGCACGCCGTCGTCACGCTGCAACAGCGTGTCGGCATCGAGCACGGCGCCGGCGTTGCCGACAAAGCTGGCCGAGCCCGTCGCGGGCACAGCCGGCAGGCGGTCGCGGATCGGCCGCAGCTTGGCCAGGCGCAGCAGCATTTCCTCTTCACAGCTGTCGGGCAGCTGCTGCTCGGCGATCCACGCTTGATGGCCGTACAGGCCATAAACCGCGCCGGCCAGGGCGCGGGCGGCGACCTGCGCGTCGGAGTGGCGCAGGCCGCCGTCGCCGGCCAGGTCGGATTGCGCCCGGCCGATCAGCGCGGGCAGTGTCGGGACGTTAAACGGCATGGATCACCTGCCAGAGGTTGTCGAGTTGAACAGTCACCAGCTCGCCTTCGGGCGTGGTCAGCTGCACACGCATTTCGAGGCGGTCGACGCCGCGCGCGGTGGCAATGTCCACCGCCGTGACGCGGCCGTCATCGAGCAGCCATTGCAGCGCCTCGCGGGCGTAGTCGCGGGCATCGCGCTCGGTCTGCGGGGTCAGCGTGCGGCGGCGCAGCAGGTACAGGCGCGAGCCGATACGGTCGTCGGCAACGCTGGGGAAGCTGTCGCCCCACCAGCCATAGCGCTCGGCGTCGTCGAGTGGGTCGTCGTCGCCGGCGCGGCGCCAGGTCAAAAGGCTGATCACCGCCGCACGGTGAAGCGCGACGGGCTGGCCGTCGCTGTCGGTAATGGCCATGTCAGCCCCCCTGTGGAATCGGCGCGCCGGTCTGACCGTCGCCTGGCTGCACGTCGCTGTGCGGGTGGCTGATCTGGCTGACGCCTGCGGCGATCTGGTCGCCGTCCGATTCAATCCGCCCGGTCGTGCGAATCACCGGCGTGTCGAACTCGACCGCCGTGCCGGCCGTGACGCGTAACGTCATGGTCTGGATTTCCAGCTCGCGGCCGCGCTTGAAGTGCAGGCAATCGCCTTCGTCGGTGTACAGCGCCACTTCGCCAGGCTTCAGCCCCTTCAGTCGAAAACGCCGATCGGCAATGCACAGCACGACGCCGTGCGAACGATCGCCGCCGAAGAACGCGGCGACGCCCTCGGCGCCGGGGTGCGGGTTGGCGGTGTAGCCGTAGGGCTCGAAATGCTCGATGCCGTCTTTTACTTCGCCGGCGAGCAGACGCACTTGTAGCGTCTGCATCTTGCTCGCGGCGTTCACCAGGGCCAGCGAGCAGCGGCCGAGCATCATGCCAAGGCGGCTCATTGGTCTTTCTCCCAGT